TCCTACTAATAACGGCGACCGCTCATGCTTATATACTACTTTTTGAACCGACCCCTAACGGTTGCCTGTATTAGCTTGTAGGGATTATGATAGTTATTAACAATCATCTCTTATGCCAAGATGTACGACCGCTCCTACTTTGGCGACCGCTCCCGGTCGAGTTACTGTCTGAGAATGAAGGAGCGACCGGGAACGGTCGCTTACTCACCGGGAATACGTCCAATTCCACTAATCCATTCCAGGTGTGGTGCGCCTTAAGTGGGTTTTAAGGTGGTATCAAAGCGACCACAAACGGTCGGAAGGTTCTGCCAAGAGATCGGATGTACTGCCAAATGCGTTCCGCCTAGGCGTGTGTCTCTGAGCTATTGTTCTTCCGAGTGTTTTAAGGACACAGTGTCAGAGCAGGCGTGCCCTGCTACATTCCGAACTCCACCTGGTGTTGAATTTCGGCGCCTAATTATCTAGCTCTTTATGACTTTAATTAACCACTGTCATGAATGATGTGTGGAAAATAGAAAATTTGTGCAGAATCATCTTAAAGTACGTGCAGGGGGCCAGGTAGCTTGCAGAGGTGAGCGACCGGTTACGGTCGGAAATAAAAACAGTGCAAAAGCGTTGCATATCTAGAAAATACTTATTTATTAGACTGGAAAAAAGGCTTATTTACGTTTGCGTTTTGTAGGTCGTTGTTTGGGGGGCTTACTTGGCGGCAGGGGGCGTTTTCTGGGTACTCTGGTACCTGCTTGAAAGAGAAATTTTCTGCCTAAAGGAAATTGATCTAATTCAGGGGAGATGCGGTCCGTAAAGTCAAGCGTCCAAAAGGAGAGTAGTGTATATGGGTCAGGGTCAGTTTGTGGATCAGGTACAGGAGGACATTTAGTTGCAGTAGATTGTATAAAGCGGTATTGATCCTCCAAAATAGTAGCTGCAGGGGGGTTCACACCAAGATTCCATTCATCAAGAATACTTTGGTCCATTGCATGAATATGTGTCAGGACTTCAGGATTGAGGGGCACTTTACAAAGTTGCAGTATTAAAGATAATTCATATTCTTCTACATGTCTAGTATACACTGTGTATTTATCTTGTTTATATTTGCCAGGTTGACTGTCGGAGTTGGCTGAGGGGACAGTGACAGTGAAATTGGTTCCTCGGGTATTATCCATAACAGTAATAAATAATTGATTATGCCAAGCAATGCCATTATTTGGGCCTTGGGCTCTTTGCAACCAGTAAGGTCTATTGAAAATTTGAGATTCACTGGTCACCAAAGAACCACTGGGTGTGCCAAAATATACAGAGGAAGAAATATTATTTTGGGGTTGTTGGCTTTCCTCAGGGGGTTGTGTGAGAGGACCAGGTACAGGGTCCCCCATTTTGCCTGCCCGAGAAAAGAAATGGCGTTGATACATTTGTTCACGCCTAATAAAGAAAAAACTAAAGTCTCCATAGGTATCATTAGCCATTTTAAGAAAGTCTGGATACTTGCAGATGGAATCTACTATATCTAATGGCACCTCAGATTTTGAGGCCTGGAGATCACCGAAATCCATAGCCCCAAAACCTATATCCCCCATATCCCCATCTTCAATATGGGAATTCTGTAATTCGAGGGGTGGGCAGCCACCTTCAGGTACCTCAGGGCAGGCCTGTTTTGCACGTTTCCAATGTTCCCCTATAGCGGGTTTGCAACCCAGCATAATAAGTTGGGTTTGTTTTGCATCGAAGGAGACATTTTGTCGATTATCAGAACTTTTTTGTTCTGAATATTTACTAGGGTTTTCTGTGTCTGTGAAGCGGTTCAATAAGGGGTTTCCACTTAAAGCAACACCCAGTGGTTGTCCACGGCCTACCTCCAAACCTCTACATCCCCAGACTAGACGTTCCTTTTCAGGGTTAAAGAGAGATGTGTCTGCAAGGGCCAGTCGATTGGGATCAGGTAGTCGAATGCGGAAAACACGGTATTGGTGCGGGGATACTTTAGGGACGTCAACATTCGAGTCACGTTTAGTCGCGTAGTAAGGATGTCCTACAGTCAACAGTCGTTCACTTTGTGCGTGGTAAAATACAGAAGTGCGGGTGATGTAGGAGTCAGTCGGTCGGATTTTTGTCACTGCAGCAGGGGGGAGGTAGAGCTTGCTATTGGAGAATTGTGAAGTCATCGTCAAGTGACCGTTTCCGTTTACGTTTCAGTAGGCTAGGGTGGGGGAGAAAATCAAAGGAGGTCAGGTGAGGAGAATATACAAATATGTGGCCATCCCGGTCTGTCTGCGTGGGGTTGAGGGTTGTTCCATGGACCTCTGGTACTTCAACAAAGAAACCGGAACTGGAGTCAATAATAGTGTCTTTGCCTATAGTATTTTCTATTGGGATGTTTACTGTTGTTGGATGCCGAGGGCGGCCTATTACTAATTGTGCATGGTCAGCTATATCCTCATAAATATCTAGTAAGTCAGCTTCTGAGTACTCTGCAGAGGTAGAGTTGAGGTCAATGATTTCAAAGCTACTATCTATAATAATAGGATCATTATCAGGGTACCCCTGTATCGACTGCCCTATAGATGTAGAGGTAGAATGTGAACTAGGTATCCTCTCAGAAAGAGGGGTGAGTTCAAGAGATTCATTGATACTGCTCAGATCCTGATAGAAATGTGTGCGACCTGTTAACAAGGTGCCAGTACGTGTGCGGACGCCTGGACGGGTACCAAGGCGGCTGACCCGGACACGGTTGGTAGCAGTGGTACTATAGCGTGCATGCCCAAGGTGTAGGATGTCATTGAAGGCAGGGTCAGGGGCGGCCTCCACAGTATATGGGGAGGCTGCAGGGGGGAAATCAAAACTGTCAGTGCCTTCAAAGGCAGGGTTGTTGTAGGCCACTAAATCATAGGGGGTACTGAGAAATGTAGGGTTAGTGATTTCCTGTTGTGTGGTGTAGCGGGAATAAAGTAGGCCGCGATCCCCACGTACACGTGGAGCCTGTGTGTCAGGGGTACTTGTACGTCCACCAAACTCTGTTTCCAGAACGTCTGAGGTATCAAATGTGTTGTCAGGCGATAATTGAAGAAGAGGGATTTCTTCACCAATGGATTGCCCAGAGCCCCCACCTACAACAACCATATGATCCCCTGTTGAAATTTCCCCAACACTGTCACTGGTGGATGTTGTGATTTCATAAGCAGGGTTGGAAAATTCTGTATGTGTGACTGCTGTTTGTATAGGGGGATCAGACGCAGGGAGTATAGACCCTGTGGTTTCTGCAACCCCACCTAAGGTGGAGGTTCCCTGTGCAGGTGGTGCGGGATGTACTTCAGCTACTGCTTCAATATTAACGGATTCAACTGTGGACCCATCTAGTAAAGGGACAATAGATGGAGTTGCAGCATCAATTTCACCAGCTGTTGGGCCTGCCACCTCTAAGAGCCCTAATGTTTCAGGAACGACAGGTGGTCGTGCAGCAGAGGGGGTAATAGCTGCACGTGTACCGCCAAGGGCCCCATATCCAAATCTTCCCCCACCCCCACCTGCTGTACCTATCCCTAGATTCCCAAAATATACTAAGCCACTGATCCATTTCAATAAACGATCTGCAAGGGTGTTTTGTTCTACTGTGTTTATTACATCTGCAGAACAGGTGTTAGTTGCCTTGCAGGAACGGTAAATACTTTCTACTGTTGCGCGTTTTGTCCGCAAGCGGGGCATAATTTCTTATAAAGCGTCCAAAGAACCATAGGCTGCTGTGACACCACTAGGCAAATGCACTGTTTGTAAAAATTCCGTGCGTGTATGTTCAGAGTCAAAGCTTAAGAGTAGCCTGCCACCAGCGTCCTCACCACGTGTTGCCCATGTCCACGTGCAGCTAATTTCCGTAAACAGCGGGCGGGGTTTTCTCCTCCATCTATAGCGTAAACATTTCAATTGATTAGCTCCCCCTGCAATTAAAAGGATTGGTATTGGAACGCCTCGGGACAGGCCATCACTAGCTGGTCGATCAGGGAATCCACTAGTGACTCCCACCCGTCTAGAGTCGACGTCCCCACCTCCAGCGGTGATGCACCGGGCTGCTCCTCTTCCTCGCTGTCCTCTGGCTGTTCCTCGTCCTTTGGTTTTTCCGGTTCCCAATCTTTGGGATTTACATCCGGGTCGCCGTTCTGGTTCGAAGTCACTGTCGGGGTCGGCGGTACCTCTACACTCGGAGTCGCAGTCGGGTCGTTGGTCCCAAGGTCCTTCTTCTTCGTCGCACCGTCTCCGCTTCCCCTTAGGGTCTTCTTCTTCCTGTGTCCTCCATTTTTGGCAGGTAGTGGGGGTGGTAGAAGTAGGTGCTCCGGCTGCAGGGGTAGGGGAGTAGGTAACGGTGTACGCGGTGGCAGGTCCGGCGGGCCGTTCTGGAGACTGTTCTCGTCCTGGGGTTGAGGTGATAGGGCAGTGGGCTTCGGTTTCGGGGAGGAGGTCGTCGGGTGTGGAACTAGTAACAGGAGTAACAGGAGAAAAAACCTCATGTTTATAATGTACCTCCCATTGTTTCGTCTTACTATAACGCTGTGCATCAGCATCAAAATAAATATAATAACATTTATGCCCCCCATCAAAATAATAGGCGCCATCATAGTCCACGTGGCCCTGTACTTTTTGCCACACATCCTCATAGTTCTGATAGTAGATGAAGGCCCAACCTGTATATGACATAACATTGTCTTTCTCTCCATCATACCTAACATCAATAGGTATGGCTCCTTTTTTTAAACAATGCCTTGGAGGCAATAGCCACCGTTCTCTGGATGTGTCTCTTAATGTCCAACTTTCCTGTGCATATGGTGAGTTCCTTAAAGAGTCCAACACCACTAAGAGTTCAATAGACTCTTTGGCTTTATTTTCTGCTACTGCAAGAGTTGGCACTACATTATAGCCCAATCTTGTGATATTATTCTTCCGTGCATAATAAAAAATAAGATTTTCCATTTTAATACATTTCCAATAGTCGATCTGTTTTCTCAGCAGGTCACTGTCTAATTCAAACAGATCCATCATTTCGTCTTGCACCACACCTAAACGTTTGAGTAGGGTTTCCATCCTCTCCCTCGTCCTCTTGGTCGCTCAACTCTAAATGTGTCCACAACCTTGTAAAGAAAGATGCCCAACTTTCATCAGTTAATGCAAATACAGGTGACCCATCATCATTAAATGGCATTTCTAAAGCAAATTTTATGCAGGTAATTCTACTATACAAAAATCTCCAACAATGATCTGTATGGATATCAATATTTGATGTTACCAACATCGGTGGACATTTTGACTGGACAGGTGCACGATGCTTCCTATCTACACATATTGTATTGCCATCAATAGCATTTCTTAAAAATGTATCAAAATAATCCAAGCAGGGTTTTGTAGCATCATCCAATAATACAATTTTGGCATCTGCAACAGGTTGTAACCAAAATTGACTACGCGAATTCACAAAGGATAACACATTCCCTCCTAGAAAGCTAACTAAACTCATACAAAAGTATGTTTTCCCACAATTTGGTGGGCCGTGTATTAGTATACAATTTTTTTTTGGTACTCCTTTTAAAAATACTTTAAAGGTATTCATAAAAGATATGAAATCTACACTTTGATACCTAAGAAATTTAGCTATATTTTTCCAATCACCCGGTTGTTTAACACGTGAAATTCTTTGATGGATCCACGTAGATATAGACATATTTAACATTTGTGCACGTCTGTAATGTTGCACCATGGTATGGCAATCCCGCACATAACGCGCCTGTGCGGGACTTGCTAACCAGGCAGCTGCATTCTTATCCTCCTCTGCCAAAAGTGCATAATGATAGGCAATTTGGCATTCTTCTACCATTTCATTATCATATGCCCATTGCACCATAGTTCCCAAATCAAATGCTACATCCTCCGCAGTTTGATGTGATATGCTAATTTGTTGTTTCACCCACTGTGGGGTCTCTCCTTGTATATAACTAGTGGTTGTTAACCCTAATTTATACCAATACACGGCCGCTGCCACACTTCTTCTTCTCGGTGGTTCTGCAAGTACTAATGCCTCACTAATTCCTAATATACTTTGTAGCAACTTTTTCACTGTTACTCGGTTTTTTCCCGTATTGAATTCCACCAACATTAACAATACCAACCCCGCATTTCCCGCGAAATGGTGCAGATGCATATACTGACAATGCCCCCGTAATAAAGTCTTTGTACTTTCATATAATAACTCAGGTACACCAAATGCTCCAATTACCCACTCTGTACAACACGTCTTATCACTTTTAAACGGCCGTGTAATATCTGTAAAACTAACATCTGTTAATGCCTTAAACTTCGCAAGCAAGGTGACACGCCTATTATTGGACCGCAGTATATCTCTAGTTAACATAGAGATACTTTCTTCCTCCGTCCTTCCCCCCTGCCCTCCCGATTCATTTGTAAGTTCCCAACCATATCCCTCTACCTGCACGGCTTCGGGCAGATTTTCATCAGCAGTTGTAACTTCATTGTCTAATGAAAAGCTTAATTGGATCCCACTATCCCCCTCCGGATTAATATGGCGCCGCTTCACTTTTTTTTTGTCTGGGCTATTTCTTAATACATTCCACCTAGGGCTAAGATCACAAAGCACCTTCTGATCTTCCCGTCTCCTAACATACTTTCGTTTTAGCTCAAGCACCTGTCGCTGACTCTCTCTATTTTCCTGCAGACTAAACAACTCTAGGGTATTTCCCTGCTCTACCTCGCTATTGTCTAATAACTCTGAGATATCCGTGGCTGCATCATAGTCCGGTACATCTTCAGGGGGGTCATTCTCATCACTACACTCTGCTTCCAAAATCACCCATTCATTACTACATCCTGCACAGGGGTCTGTACCTGAATTAGAAGACATGATAATCAGAAGTTCTGCTCCCTAATGCACAGCGGGCAAATAATCTGGACGTCGCGAAATAGTAGTTCCTGCAGGTTGTAGATCCCACTCCCGGAGCACAACACTGCTAGTCGCACCGGACGGTTACAGCATGGACAAGCTACCAGAATTCTGTATGAACAATAGTGTGGCTCCTGCGACTCCTCCTCCACTTGTCTTTCAAAATCAAAATTCGCCTCCTCATCACAATGTAGATTGACAGGACTGTTCGGGTGAGGACACTCACTCAGCACGATGTCCTTTAGTGTTGTTGTTGTTCCAATCATTGTCACTACCACTGCCTTTGACAGCGACTACACCACCCTCTCCATTTATTTCTGCAAAGATGTAGGCATGCTCCTAGACGTTCGATGCGCAATTTGTCCAAATAGGTCAGCTCCGTCAAACACCCGATGCAGCGGACATGTAACTCCGCCAATGTCTGCTTGGTCTCCGCCTCTACAGTAGCCACTGGTGCAGAATACTGATAATTAGCCACTCTATCTTTTGCCGCCCACCATCTAATACAAAACTTACAGCATGCCCAAGGCAATCCGTACTGCCAGATAAGGAAAAATCTCCCTTTTTCAAAATTCATTAAGTCCAACGTCCCAAGTTTTCCTCCACATAGTACACATGCTATATAAAACGTAGTATAATCTAACCCAAAATCGTCTCGAAGAGATTGTAATGTACGTGGAAGAGACAT